CCTTTAAGGTCCGGAGCCTGTTTCCATTTTCCCCAATAAACCACGACCATGTTGCACACTATCATGTTAAACTACGTACCATAAACCAAACATACGTTACATTATCGGCAGGAGCAAATGGATACTTTATAAAATGGTATGGAAAAGCCCCATAGTCACGGGGACTACAGGGCGGTGGGGGTTAGAGTAGAGTAATGTATAAAGTCTTAGTACAATCACTAAGGGTAAATCCTAGTACTCGTTGATACCCTAATGAATCATCAATATCTTTTCTTAATAGGCATTTAGTACCATTAACATTAATCATTATTGTTTTGTATCCTTTTAGTGAATTTAAAAGTTGGTATACATTTGGGTATGCCTGTGTTAAATCCTCTTTAGTCACATCATTATCAATTAAATGCCAGCTTGTAATATACTCAAATTTATAATGCTGTTCACCTTCTACTGTGAGTACTTGCAACCACCCATTAGCATAGTCCTTATAAACTCCTCTGCATGGTATATGTTCTGTAGTTCCTTCTGTACTTATTACTATTGCTATCTTATCATTCATTGTTTCTTTCCTCCCGTAAATTTTATTAATAAAATCTTTATTTGCACGTCCTCCACGTCCCCAGAACTCTGCATATCTAATTGAATCAGTATCACTATAAATCACTATGTTACCACCTTTCTATCTGCTGAATAATAAGTCCAATTACTTTATTAATAAATATTTTAATTACACTTGGTTTAAAATTACAAGGGGATTCGCAATAATTTGATATTTTGCAATTATCGCAGTCCATAAAGTGATTCACAATATCACTTCCTTTCAATAGTAAAATCATATAATTCTTGCAAGTTAGCCAATGCTATACAAACATGTTTTTCTAATTCTTCTAAATCAACATTATCTGCAAATTGAAAAGCTGTACCCTGTGAATTATTTTGATTTTTATAAAAGAAATGGCATAAATTTGTACCTTTTACTATTTCAACAACTAGCACGTTTACAGTATCCTTGTTAACTATTTTTCTTATTACTGTCATTTGGTTTTTAGTCATTTTGTATTCACCCTCTCATTTCATAATAACTATCTTCCAGTACAATACCACCTACTATCCTATGAGGTCTTAACTTACCCCTTACCCGTAATTTACCAACGTTGAAATCTTCTACTGTCCTTTTGGTTTTCATATAATCCAACGTGTACTCCTGTAAATCTTTTTCATACTTATCAAAGTTTTTAGGCTTTTCACCTGTCATACTAGCTAAGAATATATCCTTACACCTGTCAGGCATACCAGCGCATTTTATTAAATAGAAAGGTTTTACATCTGTCATTACTCCCTTTTCTGATTCTTTTATGACATGCTCTATATATGTCTTTGCTCTCACAAAATACCCATTGTCCCATTGGCTTTCTATCTTCCAGCAACAAAAGGCGGAATCATCAATTTTACAGCCTTTTATTTCTTCCGGTAATAATGAACAATGTATTGAATCAGTATCCGCATATATGAAACCGTCACTGTCAACTCCATGATAATTTTCCTGCGCAGATGTTATTGTAAATCGTCTTGCATACGATGTGATAAATGAGCCACAAGGTATATACCCGGGTTCCTTTTCATTCTCATACACTAGATAAAACCCTAAAGAGCCGTCAGGTTTAACATAAGCTACTTTGAAACTACTGTCAGTGTTACTTGCCAATTTTCCATATAGATTGTTCAAAAATAGCTTTGCTAACTCTCTTACAGCACCAGTGCTATTCATTTTTATTTCTTTATACTTATTGATATATTCATCAAATATTCCTATAGCTGAATAAAAATAGCACCCGTCAAGTATTTCAAAATCAACTAATTCATAATGCTTTTTGAGTAATTCGAAATCCATCATTGTTAGTGTCATTATCTGTGCTGAATCTTGTGGTTCACCATTTTTGTTTAAATAATATCTAGAATATTTACCAGTAAATCTGTCATATATATCACTTGTTTCCAACATTTCTTCACCCTTATATAAGAATGAACGTTTAATCTGTATAAAAGGAAGCATATCTTTTTTAAGGTAGAATCTGGTTTTAATCCTTATAAAGTATACCATATTATCTTCTAATGCTTTATCAGGTATGTAATTGCCATCCCAGAACATTGGTTTACCTAGTGGGTACCTATTTCCTGATTCGCTATGCATCATGCTTGGATACAAAGAGTTCACATCTGCTGTACACCCTTGATAATACATTTTTGCTTCTTTACCTTTTACTACATAGCACCAGCCACCACGATAAGACCTTTTAATATATTCTCCTGCGTTAGATGCACCATATTTTGAATCAATAGAAATATCATATAAGTTTGGGAAAAATTTGTCCCATTCGTCCTTATGAATAGTGCCTTTAAATTCCTCCAAACAGCAACTACCAATAGTTAATTTATCATGTCCTTGTTCTTGCATTATTTCAAGGCATTCTTTTACAACAAGTACGTCATTGGCAATATATTCTTTTTCTTTGTCTGTTATTTCACAACCAGCAAATCGAAAACCCTTGTATTCCATATCAAGCTTTCTGTGCTTAGTCTTGAATGATTTACCCATTTTTTCTACTGAAAAAGGTAGTAGCTTTAAACTGTCTCTTATCTCAATAAATTTGTCATTAACCTTTATAATGATAGTATAAAACTGTCCCATTTCAGAAATAGCATATCGGAAGGTATTATTTTGCATATACTTCTGCGCTATCCATTCAACCTTACGTGGGTCATTTGGGTCAATATGATTTACTGCGTGTTTAAATCCTTTCTTTTGTAATAAAAATGGTAACCAGAACGAGCCGTCAAACTTTAGATTATGAAAGTATGTGATAATGTTACTTTTAAGTGATATGTAATAATCAAATAAATCGTCTATTGAATGATAGATTTTAACATCTTCCGTATACAGCTCTACGCTAGAGCTTGCCCAAACTTCGGTAAACTTTTGACCTTCATATACGGTAGTTTCAAAGTCTGCGCAAAAATAACGGTATTTTCTTATCTTCAAGAAGGATTATCCCAAGGTTCGTCATATTCAAGTGCTTCTGTCAAATCATTTTTAAACCAGTCGGAAGCGTCTGGCAAATGTTCCATCATTCCAGAAATCATTGAAAGTATTTTCTCTCTATCGTATGCGATTTTATTTGTTATAAAATAGCCTTCGTTTTTAGCACCCTCTAGCATTTCTGCTACATCATTTTCGCCGTAGTTTGCTATTAATTCATTCAGCCAGCGTTTAAATATAGGATATGCCACCTCTGGAAAATGTGAAACCTCTGCAAGAAAATTTGAAATAACAATAGTTGAAAAAGAGGGCATATTTCCTGTTTCATAAGGGTGTTTATTTTCCTGATTCTTTCGTCTTGTTTCCCATCCTCTTTTTGCTGATTCGCTTCTATCAGCTTTAATAGATTCTTTCGCTTTCTTTAATTCACCAGTTTCATAGTCCAGCTTTTGTGCCTTGGAATAGATATCTTTTGTATTTATATTTTTTACTTTATTTAACTGTTTTGCGGTTACACGTTTAGGCATTTCTGGTATAAAATTATCAGGTACTACAAAACCTCTTTTTTCTACCCTTTTAATAGACTTTTTAATTCTGTCTATTTCTTTTTGAAATGCATCTTTATTACTTTTTCTTGCCATATGTTTAACCACCTTTGCAAAATAAGGGACAAGCTGATAACCTGTCCCTTATGTAATTATTTAATTAAAAGGTAATTCATCAAGTCCATCTGGGATATTCATAAAGCCGTCTTTGTCTACTTGGTTCCTTGACGGCGGTTTGCGTTTCCCTTGTTACTTGCGCCCCGTCCAGAATTGGTCTGGTTTCCTTTTTTATTCTGGGTATTGTGTTGTGTTGAATCTTTTGGTGAATCGGCGAAATAAAAGTTTGACGCTACTACGTCTGTTGTGAACACAGTGTAACCGTCTTTGTGTTCGTAGGAACCTGTCTGTATTCTACCTGTTAGTCCAATTCTTACACCCTTGCTAATGTAATTTTCTGCGAATTCAGCAGTTTTTCCAAATGCTTTAATCCTTATGAAATCTGCTGAATCGTCACGGCTGTATGGATTGTCAACGGCTATTGTAAAACTTGATATTGCAGTTTCATTTTCTCCCTGTGAATATCTTATTTCTGGGTCTGTTGTAGGTCTTCCGATTAAATTTACTTGGTTCATAATAAAAATCTCCTTTGCCTATTTTAGTTTTTCTTTACTCTTACCGGCTGTACCTTTGCCACTGTAATGAACTCTGATTCTTCCATCCCGTAAAGTTCTTCCTGTACTTCCTTGCTTTCCACCATTACAGGCTTGAACCCTGTAATTGAAATAGCGTTTAACACCTCTGAATCATCCTTGTAAGTTCTGGGTAAAATAACCTCTTTTACCTCGGTTGCCTTTGTTTCCAGATTAACTCCTAACACCTGCGCCTTAGTGCTTTTAATTGTTCTCGTTACCATAGGTATTCTTGCCATGATATTAAATCCTCCTTATTTTATAATTGATATTTTTAATTGAACTATCTCGGCTTTATGCCTTTCAAATAGCTTTAAAATTTCTTTCGGCTTAACAGTAGTGCCACGATAAACTGTTTGATATACTGCTGTTATTTGATGTATTCCGTCTGCACATCTATACGTTACATATCTGTTATCCATTGTTTCAATGCCACAAGCTACTAGCTGACATTGATTAAGCTCTATAAATTGTTGTAGCATTGTTAATAGAATAATATTTCCTCCTTTCTTTTGTGAAATAATCGGGGTAAGGATTTGCACCTTACATATAGCCTACTGGATTTGAACCAGTTTGAAAGTTTTATTTTTCGTACCTGCTATTCTAGAAGCGTCTACCTATTCCGCCACCCGATTACAGCGGTTAACATTCAATTTTCTATGTGTTTTGTGTGATGCAATATGTAAGCTAACCATAGTCGATTTTATGGGGAATAGCTTTAATATCTGCTATCATTTGTATTAACCTCCTTTAATAACTATCTATATTATACCAATTACATGAACATATGTCAATGAACGAACTTTTAACAAATTGTGAATAAATTATGAACAACTATAAATCTGTTTCTTTTCGATTGTTGGCTTTATCTGTGTCAAATCCTTCGGGATATCTAGCTTTTAATTTATCAATATTCATTTGCATGATATCCCCTAAATCATATCCACAAGCATCACACATTAATGCAATATACCAGCAGATATCCCCTATTTCTCTTTTGAGGTGTACCTCGTCCATAGGCTTATTGTGAAATACGTATTTCTTTACAAGGTCATTCAGTTCCCCCACTTCACCTGATAATCCAAGACAAGCGTTTAAAACACTGCCCATACTAACCAGCTGATTTCCCTCTAGTCTATTAACAAGTCTTAAACCAGATTTGTTGTCATTTGTTCTCATTGCTAAGTTCTGGTATTCCTCTGCTGTAATTACGTTTTGTTTCATGTTAAAAAATCCTCCTTATAAATAAGCTATTGTTTCTGTATCTAATTCTATTAATCTTAAAAACTCAAATAATGCTTTGTAACTTCCATCAACAATTATAAATTTTTCATTGAATAATACAGATATTGGGTCTCGCTCTGCTACTTTTTCAGCTAATTTCAAAACATATTCTGTTAGCTTGATGGATACTGCAATAGTGTTATCCGCTGTCAGGACTATTTTAAATTCATTGTTGTATTTTCGCATTTATAATCTCCTTTCCTTCATATTTAAAAGGGACTTCGGGAGAATCGAACTCCCATGTAACCCAATATCTTAGTCCCTGTCATAATTACTTCTTGTCTTTCTTGTCAAAGAAATAATTAACAACATTCAGTACGATAAAGCTGATTGCTATTCCAATGATGACTCCCATTGTGAACGAGCCAGTATCTATGATATGTAACAACGTGAACACCTCCTTTCCGATGTTTCACGTGAAACATTTATTTGGTGCTAGTTTGCACCAGACACCCGGTATTCTGGGTGTTTCGTCTCAATTTTCAGAGACTCGTCAGTGATGCTTTTATATTATTAAATCTTGCCATGTTTGCTAATTTGAAATACTTGTCCTGTTCTCCAAAACTTATTAACTCGAACTCTCTTAATGTTAACAACCTCCCTGTTATATACCCAAACTTATAAGATGCTTCCGTATTGTGTCCTTCCTTCACTGCGATTTCGATTTTTTGAATCTCCGTTAATATTTCGCTGATATATTTTTCTTTAGCTTTCATATTATTTTTCTCCTTATTTGTCAATTATGAATGTATACCTACAACGGTTCCGTCTGCATATTCGTATAAATCAACGTTATAATCATAATCACTGCCGATATAAACAAGTTCATCTGCCCTGATTTGCTCTATTGTAACTAATTTTACTACACCATAAATCACTGTATCAGTTTTTCCCTCTGCGTTTAATCTTTCGCTTCTTGTCATTAATTTATCCTCCTTATGCTAATGAAACAATCATGATAGTTGCTCCAATAAATCCTAGTAAAAAGAACATTAAATATACTGAAAAGTTGTATAATTTATCTTTCATTATTTTTACCTCCTTATTCAAACAATTTTATTGGAACATAAACATCAATTGAAAAACCCTCATTGTCAATTACACCGTACCATTTACAAGTCGGATACAAACAACTCATACCACAATCTTCTAATTCATATTGTATTTCTAATTCCTCTAATTCTTGGATACTTTTAACAAAAATTTGATTTATCATTTATTTTTACCTCCGTTTGTTTTACATCTTCCTTACATTTATAAGTATACTATAAGTGCGCCAGTTTGTCAACAATTATTTAAAATATTTTTCACTAATTTTGTACACCAGTTTGTACATTACCATGTCTTTCATACACGTACATAATTGTTACAAAGTTTTTAACAAATTATTAAAAATCAATCATAAGCTACAAAAGGCATTAGCACCTGTCTAATACCTAAAATCTCTATATGGGCAATATACAAGCTTACAGAGGGTAACACTAATTTTACGCATAAATATAGAGCGGTAATTAATACCGCCCTAAATATATCTTTATCACTGGGTACTTAAAACCGAACAGCAACGTGACGAATATGGTTGTACGGCAGTTTCTTTCACCTGTGCGTATCCGTACCCATGAGTTAAGTTAGCCAGTGGAGATATCTAATTATTGTAGCTTAAAGCTTTTAATGTTGCTTCTTTGCATCTAATATCCTTAAATCTAAAACATCCTTTTTCGAAATACCAGCGTAGACTTGTCAGGAACAAATCATTCTTTCGTAGCATTACATAATTTATTTCGTGGTCTGCGGTTGTGACTGTTATTCGGTTTGGAAATGAGCTGTCCGCTCTATCGTCTACATAAATGATGCCTTGTTCATCATATTGCCTTATTCCAAATAATCTGTCTGTGTACTTTAATGTTCCAAGGTATTTTCCAGCACCTACAGGCTTTTCAATGAATGCAATGTTGTCATTTAAGTACACATTTTCGGATGAATATGTTACATATTTATTGGAAGAGAAAGCCCTATTAAATCCGCTTTCTTTTTGTGCTAGGCTGGCTGATTCCAGAAAGTCTGATTGAAGCACCCAGCCGTCACCACGTAAAAATCTTGTATCCTGTCTCAACCGTTCCGATATTCCAAGTTCCGTATAATATGGATTAATAATAGAGACATGGTTTGATAGCATATAGACAGGGACATATCTTACTTGCTGTCCTTGTCCTCTTGCAATGGAGGTATGCACCGATAACAGTTTCTTGACCTCATCCGTACAATAGTGATTTGTTTCACTTTGAAACTCATCAAAAATCATCCTGTCAACATCGGAAAACAAATGACTTAACTTTTTAATCTGGTCGGAACTGTTTAAAGATATCGCATATCCACAACTTTTACCATCAAGGAATAATTCACGGAACATTCCATTTGCACGTCTTTTATCTTCCATTGTTTTTCCATGAAAGAAAAGCCCTTGAATGTCCTTGAAAAACTTGTCTGATATTTCATCCAGTTCATAGTTGTATCGGTAAATTAAGCAAAATTTACTTTCTGAATCCAGAAATCTATTTACACATAGTCTATTATAATAGGTAGTTTTACCACTACTTCGGTTAGTGTCTATTAGATATATCTCTGGTTTCTTTCCATTTATATCTTTTTTGCTTAATATGACCGTTCCGTCATAATAATCATTCATTTGCTATACCTCCAATTCAAGCTTATCATAAATTTCCTAATTTGTCAAACTTTTTCTTGAAGTTTGTCCCAAAATATGCTACAATAAAAGGGAAGGAGGTGGAATATTGGAAAAGATTTTTAATACAATAAGTCTTTTCTTCGGGTTAATAGGTGGTATATTATGCGCACTACTGGGGGGTAATGATGCAATGTTAAGAATAATGATTTTCTTAGTAATTGCCGATTATGCAACCGGATTGATAAAAAGTGCCATTGATATGAAACTATCTTCAAAGGTCGGTTTTAAAGGTATATGTAAGAAGGTAATGCTATTTATTGTAATTGCAACGGCTTATCAATTACAGATGCTACTAGGAGGAACAATACCATTAAGAGAAATAACAATCATGTTTTTCGTTTCGAATGAGGGGTTAAGTATCCTAGAAAACTGTGGTGAATTTATTCCTATGCCCGATAAACTAAAGGACGCATTTATCCAAATAAGGGATAAAGGAAAGGATGAAAATGAAAACAAGTAAAAACGGAATTGAGCTAATCAAGGCATTTGAAGGGTGTCGATTAAAAGGTTATTTATGTTCTGCTGGTGTGCCTACCATTGGTTATGGACATACCGGAAAAGTTAACGGAATCCAAGTAAGTACCAGCATGAAGATTACGCAAGAAACTGCAAATATTTTGTTATCTGCTGACCTAGCAAAATTTGAAAAAGAAGTAAACAAGTACAATACATACAAATGGACACAAAACGAGTTCGATGCTCTTGTAAGTTTCTGCTATAACGTAGGTTCTTTAACTCAGTTAACTGATTCCGGTAAAAGAACAAAAGAAGTAATTGGTTCAAAAATGCTTCTTTATGTTAATTCTGGAGGTAAAAAATTGTCAGGGTTAGTTGTAAGAAGAAAAGCAGAACAAAAATTGTTCTTAACAAAGTAGGTGTGTAAATGGCATGGGAATACGGTCAGACAATCTGGGACGGTTTAATGACAGAATTTAATAACGAAATAGGTGTAGCTGGTTTAATGGGAAATCTGGTTGCTGAATCTGGTTTAATACCTTACAGAATAGAGGGTGATTTCTCCGTTGGCTATGTAAATTCTATTAACTACACCGCACAAGTTGATAGTGGGGTAATTACTGAATCCGCATTTGTTAATAGTTATACTGGCTATGGCTTAGCACAGTGGACATACTGGAATAGAAAGCAAAACCTATATAATATGAAGCAATCTATGGGAACCTCTATCGGTGATGTTTACTTAGCAATAGCGTATCTTATAGCGGAATTATCCAGTAGTTATGGTAGCGTGTACAGTGCAGTAAAAAACGGTACAAGTATCAGAGAAGTAAGCGACATAGTATTGTTTGATTTTGAAAATCCAGCAGACCAGTCAGAGCCAGTACAAATATACCGCGCAAGCCTTGGGCAAGATGTATACAACGAATACAGCGGAGGAACACCGCCGGAACCGCCAACAAAAAGAAAGAAAATGCCTATTTACATGTATTTAAGTCCATATTAAGGAGGTTAAAAATGGCAGTAATACCCATTAAAGATTTAATAGCAAGGATTTCGCCGTTGCTTGGCGATGATAACAGTGATGAAAATTTAACCCTGTTAGAAGATATTACCGACACAGTAAACGCTGGTGCAAGTGACACACAGTGGGAAACAAAATATAATGATTTGGCAAAACGGTACCGCCAACGTTTTGAATCTGCCGAAGGAGAACAATTCCACAAGGAAGAAAAGAAAAAAGAAGAGGAAGAAGTTAAGAAAACGGCAGAAGAGGAAAAAGCGGAAAACATAACAATAGAGGATTTATTTAAGGAGGAATAATATTATGGCAACAAGACCCAGCCCTAAAGTAATTACAAACAGTAGTGTGGACGTACTAAACGCAATACGAAATAGTGCATCTATTAATTACAAAAATTACGTTCCGATTGCTACGAAAGACGCAGATGTAATCAGACAGATAGGAAAAATCCTATTTGACCACCCAGAATTAAGGGACGAATTTACCGGAACTCTGGTAAACAGGATTACAGCGGTTAAAATGGTCCAGCGTGTATTTTATAACAAAATGGCTATTTTTAAGAAGGGTATTAAGGATTTTGGCGAAACAATTGAAGAGGTTTTCAATGAACTTGCCAAGCCTTTCCAGTTCGATGTAAATACAGCAGAAACCGAACTATTCAAACGTGTACTTCCGGTTACAAGGGTAGCGTTCCACGTTATGAACTATCAGAAGTTTTACAAAATTACAACTTCCAGAGAACAGATTAAAACTGCCTTTTTAAGCGTGGATGGTGTTTCCGAATACATAAACAGTGTTATTACACAGGTTTTCCAAGCTCATGAATATGACGAATACCAAATCATGAAATATATGATTGCTACGCATATTTTAGCTGGAAGAATTAAACCAGTGGAAATACCTGCTGTAACTACTGCTACATTGCCAGAGGTTGTAAGTACCATAAAAGAGATTTCTAACAATTTTGAATTCAGAAATCCAAATTACAACATTGCACAGGTACGAACAGTTACACCAAAGGCAGACCAATTTATTTTATGTGATACCAAACTTGATGCTAAAATGACAACTGAATTACTTGCTTTTATGTTCAACATGGAAGTCGGCGACGTACAGGCAAAACGCATGACTATTGACGGATTTGGAAACCTTGACAATGACCGTTTGGCTGAATTGTTTAAGGATGACCCTGCCTATACAGCTATCACACCAACACAGTCAACGGCTTTATCTGCAATTCCTGCGGTTCTACTGGATACAGACTGGTTCATGGTATACGATGATTTGGCAGAAATGGGAGAAGTTAACAACGTACAGGGACTTTACCTTAATACATTTTACCATACTTGGAAAACATTTTCCGTTTCTCCCTTTTCACAGATTGCATTATTCATCCCTGCTACACCAACCGTAACGTCAGTAGCTGTGACACCTAAAACGGCTACATCTGCAAAGGGTTCCAGCCTTAATCTTTCAGCTACGGTTGTAACTACCAATTTTGCACCACAAACAGTAGACTGGTCAGTAACAGGTGGTACAGCTTCTACTATTACAGCAGATGGAAAATTGACTATAGGAAGTGGAGAAACCGCTACAAGCCTTACAGTAACAGCAACCTCCACGTTTGATGGAACAAAGAAAGATACAGCTACAATTACAGTATCTTAATGTTTCACGTGAAACATTTTTAAGGGAGGGATTTAATTCCCTTCCTTAAATTAAGGAGGTAACAAAAATGTACATTGCACCAAATACCACAATACAATTTATTAAAAACGTTGCATTGGACAATAGTTACAAAAATACCATATTTTTTAACAGCTTGTCAGAGCAAACGTCATATTTTAGTGGTAAGGTATCAAAAACCCTAAGTGCCAATACATACAGTAAATTGACGCAGCCGTTAAGGGTTAAAAGTGACATCAATTCAATCTTGGAATGCGGATATCTAAGATATAATAATGAAAGCTTTGAGAACAAATGGTTTTACTGTTTTGTAACTAGTTGTACCTACGTCAATAACGAAACTACAGACGTTACCATTGAATTAGACGTTATGCAAACATGGCATTTTGACTATGATGTATTACAATCTTTCGTAGAACGTGAACACACGTTAACGGATAATATTGGTGATAACCTTGTGCCAGAAAATCTGGAATTGGGTGACTACATTATTAATAATTGGGATAGGACTTACAAGTTCCTTAACTGGAAAATAGTTGTTGCTTCTACCGTTGATAAAAGTGGTGCAGATGTTGCTGGTGCTATATACAGTGGTATTTACAGCGGAGTAACATATTTAGTTTTTGATAGCGCAAATGACGTTAATACCTATTTAAATATGCTTACCACAGCTAAAAAACAAGATGCTATTGTTAATATTTATATGATGCCTAGTGACTTTGTTAGTGAATCTGGTGGTAGCACAATAAGCGTAGAATTTCAAACAGATAAGTCTTTACATAACATTGACGGATTTGTGCCAAGAAATAAAAAGTTATTTACATACCCATATAATTATATGGTGTGCTCAAATTTGCAAGGAATTAACGCAGAATTAAAATATGAATATTTCAGTGATACGAATTGCAGATTTTTAATGCAGTGCGATTATACCGGAAATCCTACAGTATTAGCTCAGCCATATAATTACAAAAATATGAATCCTAATATTAATGAAAAAATAAGCCTTGGAAATTTCCCACAATGCGCATATAACATTGATTCGTACAAAGCATGGCTAGCACAAAATAGTAATTCTTGGGTGCTTGGCTTAGTTGGTTCTGCTTTAAGCACTGCATCCAGTGTCCAAACTGGAAACGCTGGTACAGCAGTTAACGGGCTTATATCTATAGGACAGTCAATTAATCAGCTTAATCTTGCAAAGGCTACACCCCCACAAGCCTATGGAAATACAAGTAGTAACGTGCTAATATCTACGGCAGATTTAGATTTCTGGTTTTTTAAAGTGAGTATTAGGCTAGAGTTTGCAAGGATAATTGATAGTTATATGAATATACATGGTTATGCAGTTAAAAGAGTAAAGTCAGTAGGCAGGACAAATAGACCTCATTGGACATACGTTAAAACCATTGACGTTAATTTAAAAGGTAACGTGCCAGCTAATGACCTTGCAAAAATAAGAAGCGTATATGATAATGGTGTTACTTTCTGGACAAACGGAGATAATATTGGGAATTACAGTTTAGACAATTCACCAGTATAAAGGAGGTGGGACATTGAGTAGAAGAGATAAAGGGATTCAAACTGCTATGGAAAACAGCAAAGTGTATATGCATTATTTTAACAGACTTTATATGCTTGCACTTAGTATGTTTAAATGGAATAACCTTCCACCTACAGTTAACCCTATTTACTTGGAAAGAAAATTACTAACTAAAGGCAAGATGTTATTTTTCCTTGATGATTTAAACGAATTAAGAGCGTTGGACTGTACATTAACAGGACCGTTAGATTTGAACGATGAACCTATTGTCAGGACAGCCTTTGCACCAAGTGGTTATTATTCAACATATAACAAGGAAAATTCTGTTATTTGCTATAACAACGTAATGAGAACATCTAGCTTAATGGACGTACAAATGTATGCAGAAAAGTTGTGGAGAATTGATACAACCAGTGAAATAAATCTAAACGCACAAAAAATGCCTATTATAGTAACTGGAACGGAATCACAAATTAATACCTTGAAAAATGTAGCAATGAATTATGATAATTTTTGTCATTACATTTTTGGAGATTCGGAAGCAGATTTACACAAGGCTATAAGCGTTTTAGAGACAAAAGCACCATACCTGTGTGACAAATTTCAAGAGCTTAAAACGCAAGTTTGGAATGAAGCATTAACAACATTTGGCATATCAAACATCAACCTTAGCAAAAAAGAACGGTTAGTTTCAAATGAAGTTGATATTAACATGGGAGGTGTTATAGCACAGCAATACCTAAGATTGGAACCAAGAGAATTGGCTTGTCAGCAAATGAGTGAATTGCTAGGTGTCGACATTACAGTGGAATACCGAAATGAAATATTTGAAACGTCAGGAGGTGAAACTAATGAGTAGATACACTACACAAGTACGTTACATCTGTGAATCAGAAGCCGGACTATCTGAATCCACTGAATTTAGCGGAATACAGAACACAATAACACAAGCTATTCCTAAAGTATTTAATTTTGATTTTCCAATATTTGATGAATCCTATCGTGAACCATTGTGTAGGAAAATTCTTTCGCAGTACTGGACAAGAGAAATATCGGAAGAAACATACGGATTATGGAAACTAAGATTATACACAAAATTAAATCGTATAATGCCTTATTATAACCAGCTGTATAAAAGTGAACTGATATTATTTAACCCCATGTATGAAGTTGACTTAAAACGAGACTGGACAAAAACAGCAGACGGATATAGTAATAATACAACAAGTGTTTCTGTTACTGCTAGTGGAAGCAACGAAAACTTAGAAATTAAAGATATTGACGAAACGGTTAACTTTGATTCTGATAATAAAAAGGTTTCATCCTCAAACACAGAAAATAGCGAAACATCCAATAAAGATGTTGACACTACCAGTAAAGAGGATTATACTAGTGAGGTAAGAAACGGCAGTACAAATCAGACAGATACAACCACGCATAGTGAGGACGAATCTAAAAAAGATAGCCGTTTTGCTGATACACCTCAAGGGTCAATTGCTGATTTAGAAAATGGTAGATATTTAACCAACGCAACAATTGACGAAACAAACTCTATTACAGATGGCGAAAGTACTGTTAAAAGTAAGATTGTGGGTGACAGCAGTACTACAGACGAAACAAAGATTACGTCTAGCGTAAAAGAAGAGGGTAAAGTAAATTCAAATAGTGATGTAACAGGTAATGAGGATATAAACGTTAATAGCAAAAATGTTACGGATGGAAAAATAACCACTTCAAATAATGGTTCCTTCAATTCAGCAAATGGAAGTAATACGAATTATCATGAAACCGGAAATGATATTGAGACATATTTTGAAAAAGTACAAGGAAAACAAAGCAACGCTTCATACAGCAAGTTACTAGTTGAATTTAGACAAACATTTTTAAACATTGACGAAATGATACTAAAGGAACTTAACGAATTGTTTTATGGAATTTACGACATATGGTAAAATGGAGGTCAACAAAATGAACAATTTTAATGATGGTAGTCCCTACGATGAATTTCAAGAAATAAGCATTATGAAATACTGGACTATTACAGTATTGCCTAGCGTATTTACCGAAGCTTTATCTTATCAGGAAATACTTTCAAAAGTAACAGAGAAATTAAATACATTAATAGTAAACAATAATAAGCTACCAAAATTCATACAGGATTTAATTGAGCAATACATTTCATCCGGTGCTATAGGTGATGTAGTTAGACAGATTTTAGCTGACTTTATGCTTAATGTAAAAAATCCTCCTAATAATCTAAAACCAGCTATTGGCGATGGTACCATTGATGATACAGAAGCCATACAGGGCTGTATTGATTATGCGTATGCACATGGTGGTAAATTTATTTATTTTCCTAGTGGTTCATATCTTACACAAAGCCTTACCCTTAAAGACAATGTTTCATTTGGTGGGTTTGACAGAAATACAACTAGGCTTGTTCTTAAGGGTGGAGCTACTCAACCTTTAATTAAAGGAAATTCTTCAAACAATACAATCTCTAAAATGACACTTGATGGAAACATGAGTATACAGGTTAATGACATTGACACTGTAGACTTAACCGGAGGAAAATATACTTTTAATGAATTAAGGATAACAGATGGATACACGCTTATGAAACTTAATCTAAATGATTATGTTCAAGCTGATTCTATTATTTTTGATATTGGAGTAATTGACAGCGTTGTGTTAAATGGAAGTGGAAAGGTGATATTTAACAATATAATTTGCAATTCGCTTTCAACACTATCTGGAAGATATGCGATAAATAACTCAGTAAATAATGCACTGTTTACAGAAATATATATTAATTGTGTCACAAATTATGCAATTAATAACACAAGTAATAACAGTGTATTCGTTGCAAAAATAACTAATTCTGTAAATTCAATTAATGATATAGGAACTAATACATATACCAATTTTTATCAAAAAGGTGGTTCTGTACATGATGAAATTGTCGCTGAAAGAACAGCTAGAGAATTAGCTGATATTGCACTACAAAATAGTATTAATGCAGAAAAAAGTGCAAGAGAAACAGCAGATAGTAATTTACAAGAATCATTAAACACAGAAAAAAATGATAGAATTGCACAAGATTTAGTTTTGCAAAACAATATTAATGCAGAAAAAAGTGCAAGAGAAACAGCAGATAGTAATTTACAAGAATCATTAAACACAGAAAAAAATGATAGAATTGCACAAGATTTAGTTTTGCAAAACAATATTAATGCAGAAAAAAGTGCAAGAGAAACAGCAGATAGTAATTTACAAATAGATATTAATTCTTTAAAAAACTCAGTTCCAATAAATGTTAAATCATTTGGTGCTGTAGGAAATGGAATTGCTGACGATACAATAGCATTAAGAACTGCTTTAAGTAGTTTGTCAAATGGAGGTATTTTATATTTTCCCATTGGTACTTACTTAATTAGCGGATTCCTAACAATTCCATCAAATGTAACTTTAAAAGGTGTTAATAATAATGTTACAAAAATAAGATTTAAAGATAATTCAGATGCTACAGGTGCGCCAATATTTGGCGGTGGCTCTAGAATGATTACCAACTCAAGCGCCGATGGAAGTAATACAAACAGAAATATTAATATTACGCTAGAAGATTTGGCGATAGATGGTAACGGAGAAAACCAGACAAACGGGCTAGGTGTGGCATTTAATAAAGTTGATAATTTAAATGTTGTTAACTGTAAGTTTACTAACTGCGGTAAGAAAAGCGGTTCCACAATTTTAATATATCAGCAAGGACTAGTAATGTTTGAATGTCATACAGTAACTATAAATAAAAATATTTTTGCAAACAATTCCGGTGATGGTCTTGCCGTTGCTGATTCTTGCAATACTGTGTATGTTATCGAAAATTTAAGCACTAATAATGGTGACTATGGCATTGTATTAACAAACATGGTGTTTAATGGAGTAGTAAGTGGCAATATTTGCAAGGGTAATTCACAGCATGGAATAGGGTGTGATGAATGTTTTGATATATCAATAACAGGAAATATATGTGACGGTAATACAGCTAGTGGTATAATATTACAAAGATTTGATTACAACCCCTTATTTAGTAATAAAATATATAGTGTAAATGGGAATATCTGTGTAAATAATAACATGGGTGTTCAATTACATATTACTGAAAATGCTGTAGTAAGTGGTAACACAATTAATAATAATGTATTTGGATTACAAATAAATGACAGTAAAAAATGCTATGTAACAGGCAATATAATAAGTAATAGCGGAGAACAAGGAGTATTGTTTATATCTTATGATTCTACAGCAGGCACGTCAGATAATTATTTAAGCAATAACTACATTGCTGATAATAAAATAGGTGTTCAAGAATTAAATGCAGGAGGTGTGCTTGGATATAACAGTATATTTGGAAATTTATGTGAACGAAATACTAGCAATTATAGTGTATTATCAAAGTTTATAACTGTAAATCCTAACAGTGGAAATGATTCGATTTTATTTTCTACCGGAAGATTTGAGTATGACCCATCATTAATTGCAACGTCAGCCACTGCTGGTACATCACCAGCTTTACCAGAGACACCAGCTGGATATATTAAACAGGTTGTTAATGGAAATGAAATAAGAGTACCATACTATAACTTCTAACCCCAACCGCCCTGTAGTCCTGTGACTATGGGGCTTTCCCTTGCCCTTCTTTCGTGCATAGGTGTGTCAGGTGTTCTGGTGTAAAGTTGTACGCATTTCGTGTGCAGTTGTGCGTGCAGTTATGGTACATTTAGGTGCACAATTTTGGGGAAAATGGAAACAGGCTCCGGACCTTAAAGGGGCAAA